TTATTATTTCACAAATTTGTAAACCTTTATTTCTATTCTCACCCGCCGTACCTCCTATCACAGGAAGAGGAATTAGTGAATACGCACAAGATTCTCTAGTTATAGAGTCAATAGCCCTTTCTAATGTTTCTCTTCCTATTGTGGGTATAATTGTTACTACCATTGTGGATATTTTAATACTTCCTGCCAATTATCTCCATACTTCTCTCTTAGTCTATCATTCATTTCTATATTTGCATAATGGCTATATTCTCCGTGGTCTACCTGTGATTTATGCCCATAATGGTATATTGCTATGTCTTGCACTAAATATGTCCCGAAACCAGCCATTTTTGCCCTGTAGCAATAGTCTAACTCTATACCCCATCCCCTAGGCATACCTTCATCTAACAATCCCACAGCTTTTATCACATCTCGGTGTATTATAGGGCAGACAAATTCCACAAATGGGACTTCTCTAAGAAACTCATTACCTTCTCTGCTCATAACCCTCCAGTGAGGTGAATTCAATGCAGGTGAGAATATACCTTTTCTGCTATTGAGTGCCACTTCTAACATCTCTACATCTCTTGCAGTAAGGCTTATGTCATTATTGCAAATCATCACATAATCATAAAATGCCTGACTTTCTGGGACTTCCTGAATAGCTCGGTTAAAACTCTCAGTAAAATGTGTTTTATTTACACTGGAGTCATACACACAATAGTCTATATGCCCCAAATTATGCTTTAGCTGATTGGTATATTCTGCACTGGTATCGTGATGAAGTATAATTGGTAATATCATATTAAATCATCTATAAAATTAAATGTTTGATGTCCATTTCCAAGTCCTGTGCTAATATCTCCAATATGCTGTACTAAAGACATTTTACTAACATATAATCCAACTTCAAGATTAACTGTCTTAATAAAAGTCTTTAAGGCTAAATCGTAAGGCTCTTTGCCTATATTCTTTAGTAAATATGCTCCAAACTCTCTGGCAGTCTTTAAGTCAAACACCATAGCCTGTGTGCCATAAAACATATCCACAGGGTACTTTGCAATCTCATTATAGTCTGAATACCCTTCCCAGTTATAACAGGAATATAAAGCCATTGCATATCTCTTGGTAGGTATCTCTGCCAATCTTTCTTCTAATTCCCAATCAAAGTTTTTACACAGTTTGACATCATCCTCGATAATTAGTCCATCTTTAGTTTGTAATAAAGCTACAGCATAATTATATTGGCTGTCTCGATGTCTTGTAGGGTCTTGCTTATACTTTCTATCCACTGGCACTAAATCTCCTGCCCTAGGCTGTATAATTTGCCCCTGAGCTATATATTGGATAGCATACTCCACTGGGATAGTAGCCACAGTGTCTGATAGGTATGAAGGTTGTCTATCACAGGTGAGTATGGTGATGGTTTTCATAATGAAGTGATATTTAACTTGATATATTTATTACATTTTTAGTATAGCATAAAACCACAAAAAATGCAAGGTGTCACAGGAGTGTCACAGGTCTGGCACAGGTAAATTTTGCTCAGATGTGACACTTATTTCCTATTTTTAAGCCAAATTTTAAGGGTGGCACACCTGGCACAGGTAAAATTCACAAAAAAATCTCTGGAGTGTATATTATATATATATATATATTTTATATATTATTTTATAATATTTACTTGTGCCACTTGTGCCACCTCTGTGATGTGGCTTAGTAAGCCATCAAAAGTGTCACATGAGAGAAAAATTTGCTTGTGACACGACTTGTGCCACTTGTGACACTTTATACAAATTACAATATTGACTATGTGGTAGAATTGTGCTAGTATATGCCTAGAAAAGCACCGCTTTCCAATATTGCTATTTGGGCGGTGTCTTTTTTATATTGAAAAAAATAACAAAGTATGCTATACTAAAAACAAGTTAATGGGACTATCTTTAGTCAATATTGATAGCAAATAGCAGTCTATACCCACCATTAACTAGGGTATATAAATAAAACAATATGGACAAAAGTCTGACAATGTCAAAAGCATTTCCAGACCCTATTTGGGTACTGTGGAAAAAAGAAAAGATAAAAGATAAACATACTAAAGTCCCTTATGGAATAAGTGGTAAAGCTAGTTCAACCGACAATACAACTTGGATGAGTTATACCAGTGCAAAGCAATTAGCTTCTGGCACAAGATATGATGGAATAGGGATTGTGTTTAGCCAAGATGTACCAATGTTGGGAATAGACTTAGATCATGTATTAACCAATGGCTCATTGACTGAGTCAGCTTTGGTAGATTTAATCTCCGAGGCAAATACATATACAGAGATTTCTCCAAGTGGTAATGGTCTACATCTTATCTTTAGACTATCTACATTTATGCCATTAAGTGCAAATAAACACAAGAACCCAGACGGAACTGTGTATGAATGTTATACCAAAGATAGATATTTTACTGTCACTGAAAATTCTTTCTGGGATGTACCAGTCCGAACCATTACCCCTGAGGAGGCTAAAACCTACCTTGAATACCTTGGTTATCCTTGGAGGAAGGCAGAACATATCCACTCAATACAAAAGTCCCCAGGAGTGCATTTTTTGGAGGATGAGGAGGTATTAAAATTAGCTTTTAATTCTAAGAATGGAGCAAAGATAAAAAAGGTTTATAATGGAGATACTACTGATTACAATAATGATGTGTCATCTGCTGATTTAGCATTGTGTTCACATTTAGCATTTTATTCTGGAAGACCAGACCAAGTAGAGAAATTGTGGTTGGAGTCACCATTAGGAAATAGACAAAAGACACAAGAAAGATTAGATTATCGTACTAGGACTATAACTCAAGCATTTAGTGGGAAGACCGAGTTTTACACTCCTAAAACACCCAAGGTGATTATGAAAGTCCCTAAGAAAAAAGACCAAGATGAGGAAATAAAGTTAATAGGCAAAGAAACCAAGAATGGATTGATAGTTAAACCCATTTTGGAAAATATAATCCGGATAATGCAAAATGATGAAAAGATTATGTCTGCTATTAAATATAATGAATGGACAAATAGAATAGAGTGGAAAGATAAATGGTTAGAGGATAGAGATATAATTAAGATCCAGTCAATGTTTCAAGCTAACTATCCTCAGTTATCTGATGTGGCTAAAACTACAATTGCAGATGCAGTAGAGGTGGTAGCTTTACAAAATACTTATAACCCTATAAAAGATTGGTTAAATAATTTATCTTGGGATGGCACAAATAGATTAGAGGATTGGATAGATAATGTTTGTGGGTATCCTGAAGATGATAATGAGTCTTTTTTTGAATACCGCTCAGCAATTGGAGTAGCTACAATCAAGGCAATGGTAGCTCGAGCATTAAACCCAGGGACAAAGTATGACCACATGCTTGTGATAGAAGGAGATCAAGGGACTGGAAAGTCTACCTTAGTACAAATATTAGCAGGAAATGATTATCTATACTCCACTAATGTGAAAGATATTCGAGACAAAGACTTCAAAATAAACTCTGAAGGAAAATGGATTGTGGAATTATCCGAAGGGTCAACTATATCTATGTCATCAGTCCAAGATGTAAAACACATGATTACTGAGACAATATCTGTTTATCGCCCAGCTTATGGAAGATTGTCCGAGTCCAGAGCCAGACAATTTATATTGATGATGACTACTAATGAGACAACATATCTTAGAGATAGGACAGGAAACCGAAGGTTTTTACCAATCAAAGTATATTTAGACTTTATAGACATTGATTGGCTAAGGAATAACCGAACCCAGTTATTCGCCGAGGCAATACATCTGTGGAAGCAAGACACCTCATTCTATATCCCAACACAAGAAAGCAAACACCAGCAAGAATTAAGATTAGAGATAGACCCAATTGAGGAATTAGTCAGTAATTATTTAGATAATCACTCAATGGATCATTTATGCAAGAATGGAGTAGACCCTAAAGAAATCTGGGCAAATGAAAATGACCGAGACCCTAGTATTTGGGATATGAAATGTATCAATAAAGTTTTATCTACTCGAGGTTATACTGTAAAGCAAGTTAGAGTACAGAATAAACGAAAAAGGCTATTTTTCCCACCATTAAATATTAACGGATAAGTTTGACAAATAGTTAAAATTGTGCTATACTTAATCCTAGATATATTTAGTATATATCAAGTATAAACTAACCTTCACTGCCTATACATATATCAATTACCGACAACTATTAAACCAACTATTAACCAACTAACATTTTACATATATGAGAGCAAAAGTACCAACAACCAACGAAAATAAGACCTATGCCCCAATTCCAGCTGGAACACATTTAGCAAGATGTGTTAGTATAGTAGACTTAGGGACACAGATTACAGAATATGAAGGTAAGTCTAAAACAGACAGAAAAGTAAGATTTACTTGGGAAACTCCTAATGAGACTCAAGTATTCAAAGAAGAAAACGGAGAGCAACCATTTTTAGTTTCTAGGGTATTAACTTTATCCTTACACTCCAAAGCTACAATGAGAAAAACTATAGAGTCTTGGTTAGGAAGAAAATTAACCGCCCGAGAGGAAGCTGAAGGATATGACTTATCCCAGTTATTAGGTAAAGAATGTATAGTTAATATTGTCCACAAAGAAGTCGGAGATAAAGTCTATGCTAATGTAGACTCAATCAGTCCAGTGATGAAAGGGATGGTATGCCCAAAACAAATCACCGACTCTATATTCTTCTCACTAGAGGAAGGAGAATATCAGCCAATGACATTTGAAGGATTTGGAGACTGGCTAAAGGAAATCATAATGAAGTCTCCAGAGTATGCACAGGTAAGCAAGAATGATCCAAAGTCTCCGGTGGAAAACTTAAAGCAAGACGAGGAGGATGAGATAGACTTAGACGAAATCAATTTTGACACAGTCTAAACTATGCCATTACTAGCAACAACAGGAATAAGGGTGGAGATAAATCCGCCCTTATTACCTATACAAAACTTTAACCAATATAAATTCTCACCTCATAGATTACCCAAGCTCATATTGGCAAAAAATGGGCTATCCGAGGCTGAATTGCTTAAGATATATGAGGAGTATGTGGAAGGCAAAAAGATTATACTCCAAACCGAAGCTATAAAAAAAGGAATACTTAGGGAGAATGATAGCATTGAACTATACAATGCCAAGGTAGGTAGATTTCACATTAAGAATGAAACTAAATTTGATGACAAGGATTTACCTGATACACTCAATATCCTACACGGGACTCCAGATATATTGACTGCTAATTGGGTGATAGATATTAAAACTTGTGAAAACTCAGACACTTTTGACCGTGTGGATGAGAAGAAAGCCTATCGCAGATACTGGTGGCAGTTAGTGGCCTACTCCTATCTTACAAGACGGAAAAAGACTGCTTTAGTGTTTACCGACTTAGACGAAGGTAGAGTAAAAGTCTACACCTATCACATACTAGAAGCCGACTGGAAACTATTGCTAGAAATATTGCAAGAAGCTCGAGACTGGCTCAATCAATATCACTTCCATAAGTTGCCATTTTAGATCCAATATGATATACTGCTCCCAGCCACAGTTAGGTGAAGTGAGCTGTGGCGGTACTTGATATGATGCACGGGACTTGATATTTGGCTAATAACCTTTATACAGTTTCATTTTTGTCATCTTTGGAGAAACCCTTTAAGTTTTTTAACTCTCTTAAAGGGTTTTTCTTTTTATCAAAACCACTTGACTGAACAAAGTGTAGTCGTGGTAAAACCACTTGACTTATAGTTAGTTTTATGATATACTTATTTACAGATAAGTGATTGAGATGCCGAGCAGTAGATATAGACACTAGCCGAGCCAATCCAAACCCACATATCAAGTTACACAATTTCACTTCGTTACATCAAGTATTAACTAAACACTTCGCTTATGGAAATAGACCACACAGATTATAACCCTGACCCAATAGATATACAAAATATATTACATGACCTTAAAGAATGGGAATATAAAATTGATTATAGTTATTGGGTTGTAGGAACACCCCTACAAGAAGAAATGGCAGTCAAACTATTTACCAATACTCCAGCTAGTGGAGACAAAGGTATACAAGATGACATTATTGAAGACCTTTGTGACTATTTCAGAATAGACCAGTTATATAATATGGGACTTATTAGTGAACAATGGATAAGAGAATTATATCAAGCATATTTAGACTATGAAGATTCAGAATAAAGTACAGGAACTTATAAACAAATCAAGACGGCAGGTTGAAATCCCTGCCAAGATAAACCACAGAGACCAGATGATCCTACAAGCCTATCAAGGAGGAGCATCTCCAGCTATAATTGGATTAGAGTTTGGAATATCCCGCTCAAGAGTTCATCAAATTATTAGTCAGTATCAAAGTAAATAATATGAAACACCTCACCAACTTTATCATCGCAATTGGCTACATAGTACATGCTTTCTGGTGGATATTAGTCTTACTAGCAGTTGTGCCTATAATGGGTGTGTTATTTGTCCTTATATACATTATCCACTGGATCTACTCTGCTATAGTTTGGCTATATAAAGTTTACTACAATCAATTATTTGAAAAGTAAATATGGTCACTTCAAGTACAAATTATCACTTAATAAATTATGAATATGAACAACTTAAAAAGTAGGATTGACAGCGAACTAACCTTGACTAGACTAGATTATCTAATCCAAGTAGGATTTACCAAAAGACAAATAGCAGAGTTTAGTAAAGTTAATCTTAACACTCTAAGAAAAATCTTTAGTGTAAGACCAGACCAAGTAAGTATGGACACTCACTTAAAAATTAAAGCATTCCATTCTAATTATATTATCAACAAAACTAATAAACAGAATGCAATCTTAGAAGATGACGAACCAGTAATAGACTCAGCAGATGCAGAGCAAGGAGCTAAAGAAGTAGCTAAATGGATGTGGCTAAGTCTAGGGATAGCAGTTTGTATCTTGGTTGCATTGATATTTGTGATTAAATATGTAATAAGTTTATTCTAATATGGAAAATATAAAACAAGAATTTATCCAAACAATAGTGCAGGAGGATATAGATGTATATTATAACCTCCACACTATAAAGACCGATGATCTGCTAGAACATTGTCAGATAATGACCGAAGAATTGACCCAAGATTATCAACTAATATATTAAATATATGTATAAATTACCAGTTGATTATACTAAATTAAATTATAAGGAAAAAAAAGAAATTAGATTACAATACATTGAGCAACAAAATAACTTATGTTATTATTGTAAACATTCTTTAGATAAAGAAGCTCCAGAATATATTAAAAATAAAAAAATAAATTGGAACTTATTTCCAAAAAACTTTTTAGACTATCCAATTCATCTTCAACATAACCACGATACAGGAATGACAGAAGGTGTAGTACATAACTACTGTAATGCAGTTATGTGGGAATATGAAAAAAGATAACCTTGAATTATTAACTAAAGATTAAATTATATGAAGAAACTTATGAAAAAACTAGATGATATAATAGAAAAATCAATTATAAAAAATGATTTGAATCAATTAAAAAAAAGTAATTTTCCATATCAGATTCAGGTTTTAGGTTATACATATCTTAATAAATTGCCTGAAGATAAAATTGGACTAAAAGATAAGAACCTTGAATTATTAGAAGATAAAGATTAAATATATGAGAGAGATTAAATTCAGAGCTTGGGACGGGGAGCGGATGCACCCGGTAGAGCAGTGGCAAAACAAATCATGGGTCGCCGTGCCAATACCAACAAATGACGGTAATGGAGGCGTTGACTGGCACCTAGAACAACGAAAAATAGACGACATCCAGCTTATGCAATACACTGGACTAAAGGATAAGAAGAATAACAAAAAGATTTATGAGGGGGATATTGTAAGAATTGAAGATTATTATGAGAATGTAAGAATTGGTATAATTGCTTTTGATAGTGGAACATATAAATTGCAAAATCTTGGACAAAATTTTTATTATCAGTTTGGAAGCGATGGGGAATATGATTGGGAAAGTATTGAAAATGTGGATGAAGATAACATTGAAATTCTTGGCAACATATACGAAAACCCAGAATTATTAGATTAAATAAATGCCTATGATATAATAAGTACAGCCCTCACACAGATTATAACTGTTAGATTATTATTAAATTAAATATATCAGACGACTTAAAGACCGCCCTATACCTAAAAGAACTCTAATCCGCTGGAAATGGAACTTTGTGATAGCACTTTATGCACTCGGATTACTTTATACAATTCTAACCTTCCAGACTGCCATAGCACCTTAAAGACTATGGCTTTTATTTTTATAATTTGACAAGATTATAATAATATAGCATAGTAATAATGTTGTGATGATGTTGGGAGGATCTGTGTGTGTCTTATTCCAGAACCAGACTATATGTTAAAGAGACTTATCAATATATTTGTCAATTTTGTTACAAAGAATTTCCTAGTAACAAGTTGCAAATTCATCATATACTTCGCAGGAGAGATGGCGGTACAGATGAACCCAAAAATCTACTTCCTTTATGCGAACCCTGTCATTGCTCAGTACATAATGGGAATTATACCCATAATTCTAAAGGCGAAAGGATTATGTACCTTGTCCACAGAACAGTTATTTGATTTATCTTAATTATTTATAGAGCCAATACCTGATTGGTTCTTTTTTTTACAAACCAAAAAGGGAGACCGCTCTCTCCCCTCGTGGCAAACGGGGACACCCCGTTCCTTTTTTGCCTTACAGCCCAATTCAAGTTAGCTTTCCTTGTTTTTTCTGGTACTGTAAGGGGGTTTTACAGGACGCTATCCCAACCATACCTCTACAGCTGATAAAGGTATGGAATTACCTACATTATACATCGTTTTCCCGATGTTGGCAAGACGATAAATTATAGTTTAATCGTACCGAATTAGAGGCGGTTAGATATTTATTTTATCTTATACCCTTTATTCATAGCATAGCTCCTGAGATTGATATACTGCTTATCTTTATCATAATCTCCTACATAAGTCCAATACCAGTCAATATAATCCTCACCTTTTATCTCATTATCTACCACAAGTACCATATCAGATAAATCGACATAATAGTCTCCTATCCCACATACTCCAGTATAATCACCACCTATCCAGTAAGCATTATCTTCATCATAAGGCTCATCTGTAAGTATAGTGTAGAACTTTTTAGTGTATTCCTTGACAATTCTTCGTAATTGAGTTTTGAGTTTCATATTATTTACCTTGCTGTAAAGACCAAGTCACAAAATCTGTATTTTCTTTGTATTGAATTATAAGTTTAGGTTCCATAGTTTTTTAATTAAATCTTTAAAAAATGCTAATGGTGTTTTTTTAATAAATTTATCAGTAAAGTAAATATCTTTTTTTTTCAATTTTTTTTCTAAATTCTTTATAAGGTTTGCAATATCTTGTTTAGTCGTCATATTATTTCTGTTCTTTTAACCAAGTTTGATAATCTGCCTCGATAGCTTGTTTGAACTGTTCCTTACTTCTATACTGAGACCACCATTTGACAAATCTACGGATATTCTTCCCGTTCCAGTCGTGGTTGCCGTCTATATAGCCATATTTATGTGCTAGGAATAAATCCGGATAAGCTAATAAAATCTCATAGTTTTCACAAATTCTAGTTTCAAAATCTTTACCTTGAAAATTGAATTCTTGAGGTTTTTGTGGCTCTAGCATAGTAGTTGAATAATTTAATGTTAAAGGGTCTATGAATTTATTGAATTGATAAATACTAGTTCCTATAGGAGCTATATCTAAATGTAGATGAGGTGCTGTGCTAACTCCTGTGTTACCTGTATAGCCTATAATCTGCCCTCTGGAGACGTTTCCATTGCTTTCCTTAACAAACTTATCCAAGTGCATATATCTTATCCTCAAGCCCCTATTTGTGGTCAATTCAACCATATTTCCTGATTGTCTACCTATAGATGATTTTGTTACACCGTCAGCAATAGCATATACAGGTTTTCCCACTGGGAGTAAATAGTCTTGACCTAAATGTCTTTGTCCAGTAAGGTTTCCAAATCCAACTGGATACTTTTGTCCAAACTTAAATCCTAATTCATAGTTATCTAATAGCGGTGGGTGGTATATGTAATCTTTCCAGTTTTTTAATTCCATAATTATGTTTTTAACTTATAATTTTTTCTTGCAGACAAAAACTCATTTGCTTTATAAAATCCAATTCCTTTTATTTTAATTAAATCATTATATTGGATTGTGTCAAAATCTTTAGGTTCATATCCTGCTTTAATAACTTTATTATATATACAGTTTCTTAATGGAAAAGGTTTTACACAATTTTTTAATCCATATGTAAATTTATTAATTGTATCTTGTGCTATTTTTTTAATCATATATTCAGTAAAATCATCCATAATTATGTTTCTAAATGATAATATTTATCCTGATACTTATGTATAAACAACTTTCTTTTGATTTTATAATCTGAAGTCTTTACTCCTTTTACATCCTCTACCACAATCCTATCACCTTCAATATACTTAAAATCTGCAATATATGCAACCTCTCTTTCTTTCCCCCCTGTGTGTATATTCATAAACCCTTCCTGAAGCAAGAATTTAGGCTGTAGAGACAAGTTTTTTATTTGACCACCCCTTTCTAGTAGTTTTAATTCCTGATACCTCTTAGCCTCACTTTTGCTATCAAAAGTAATCCCGTCTATTATAGTTTTTTTTGCTTTATATTTATTAGAGTAAAACATAGAGTGAAGTTATATGTCTGGATAAACTTTTAATATCTTATTAAAATTTTTTCTAGTTTTTTTTATTAAATCTTCATAAGGTTTTTTGTCTGCCTTTGTTTTAACATCTTCTACTCCAGACATATATAAATCATATAACTCCTGTTCTTCTGGTAAATTAAATTCTTTTAATTCTCCAACTAATTGTAAATGTTTATTTAATACTTCATCTTTTGTAATTTTATATATAAACTGTTCAAACTCTTTTTGCAGTTCTGGATTATTTATAAGTAATTTTAGATACATTTTATTTACAGTGGTTTTCATACTTGATTAGTTAGTTATTTCTTAGCAAAGACGGTAGGAATTGAACCTACAACAACGGTTTTGGAGACCATCGTTATACCATTTAACTACATCCTTCGAAATTGCCCCTTACAGATATACACCCAAGATTGCCTAGTTGTAGTCTATAAGGGGTGTTTTACAGGGAGCTACCCCAACCATATACTTACAGCTGATATGTATATGGACATACTATAACCATATCATATAAAACAAAAAAGTACAAGGTGAATCACTTCTTGTACTTCTTTGCTATGAGTGGTGTAGTATGTCATCCACTTAAAAGAGCAGATACATTTGTGGATAAATGTATTATATCACATTAAAAAATCTAAGCAAGATATCTATAGCTATTGCTCCAATCATTCCCCATAATAACTTGGTAAAGTTATCAAAGCTCCTTTTCATCATATCTACCTGTGTTGTCAAAGTATAGATTGTTCCTTCGCTATCTTTGTTTCCAAATAATTTTCCATCTAAACCCTCTAAAGTTTTCTGGATAGTTTCTATCATATTTTTTAATAACCCAATTGAGTTATAATGTTCTCTTACCTGCATAGCAATATCTCTAACTACTCTAATTACAATACTAAGTTTTTCCTCAGTGTTATGCTGACTAGGATTGTCTATAATTGAGTCTAGTTT